GGACAAGTTATTTTTCTTTCTGCCATTTTATACCTTTTTTAGTTTTGGAAGTTTTACATCACTTTTCTTAACCAATTTAGGTAACTTTAATGCTACTTCCTGTGGAACACCTTCTAACATTTTATCAACAATAGATATTAATTTCTCTTTCATTTTTTCGTGTGAAAAGTTTTCTCTATTGACTATCATTTGTTTTTTACCACGAATTTCATACTTTTTGTAGTTTTGGTAAACCTCTTTCAATATTTGAAGTGCTGTTCCGTATTCTACCGTTGACCAGTATGCTTCTTGGTTTTGATATTCTTTTGGAAATGCACTATTTGGAACTTTAGTCATTGTGTGTGGTAGTTCAATTGTGTATTCTTTATCCAAGAAGTCTGCTTGACCTGTTGAGATTGGTGCTATCAATGGTTTACCACTAAATGTTGCTTCTAACATTGGTCTACCGAATCCCTCTCCGTGTGTAAAGGTTAAATGTGCTTTCACTTTTGGGTGATTGTACATTTGATTCATTTCCTCGTCTTTTAAATCTCCGTGCAATAAATAGATTTTAGGTAAGGTTTCTGCTTTCACTTCCTTTTTAATCATATCTATTTTTTTCTTCATTTCATTTCTATCCATAACTGAGAAACTTGCACTACTGGTTTTCATAATTAGTGCAGGTGGGTTTTTGGTATTTTTAAATGCTTCTAAAAATACTTTCAACATCATACCGATGTCTTTTCTATCTTCACCCATATTTCCTTGTAACCAATGTCCTACGAATAGAAAACAAAAGTCTTCTTTGATTTTATCAAATTCATTTTTTAAATCTATTGTTGCTTCGTTAGTAACTTTATATATTTCTGGGTCTGCTCCTTCAAACAATACTTCTGTTGGTTTTTCCATTTTTAGTGTTCCAACTTTTTGTCTCGTTTGTTTGTCAATTCTATCAAATGAAGCGTTTTCAAATGATTCTTTACTAAACTCAGATGTAAAGATAGTCATATCCATACGATTTACACCCTCCACCCAGTCTGCTGGTGGAAGTGTATGTTCAATACCTGCTGTGATTCCGATATTCTTTTTACCTAATGGTTGAAATTCATTTGGAATTACAATGTGTAAATGTAAGTCTGGTTGTCTATCCATTCTTGGTTCTGGTAGTAATCTTTTGTATATTTCTAAATGATGTGGGTTTTTGTCTTCCAAAGCATTCATCGGTGTTGCTCCCCAACGAACTGGATTAATCTTAACATCATATTTATCTGATTCGATTAATGCTCTACAAATATCTCTTGAGTGGTTTCCATATCCACTACGAGTTCCTACTGGTGCCGTTACTAATACTAATGGTTTGTTCATACTTCAAATACCTCATATCTTTTTCTTGGTGTCCACTTTTCAAATGCAGTTTCCATATGGTCTATAAATAATTGACACATATGTCTTGCTGACATCATTGCTTCATCACTACAAACAAACTCGTGTCCTTTGAATCCACACTCTTTTCTTTCTTCTGGTGTCATATTGTAGAAATGTTCAATACAATATGATGCGTCAACCCAATCACATCTATCATCAAAAATATATGGTGTTGGTGGTGAACCTTGTAATGAACGAACTTTTGGCCAAACTGGTTTTACCCACTCTCCGTGAGTTAGTGATTTATTGTTCTCCCACTTTCTCCAATCGTGTAGTGATTCAATGTCTGCGTAATCTTTGTAAGTTAATAATTCATCACTCAATCTAAATCCACATTGGTCTTGTAAACCACCCGTAACATTAACCACGATTGGTGTTCCTGACATTAATGATTCACAAGTTCCTAAACCGAATCCCTCGTTGGATGCCAAGTTAATCGTTACATCACAAATGTTATACAAATAATTTAGATGTTTGTTTTCTAACTTTTGTGTTGAAAATATAATGTTCAAGTCTGGACACATTTCTTCAACAACTGCCGGTAAGTCTGTTCCGTTTCCGTCAACTGGTTGTGTATGTAGAACGAATGCTGTTTTATTTCTTTTTTCTTTTGGTAGTCTGTATGCAAACTCTCTAAATGCCATAATAGTATCTGATGTCATCTTTCTTCTGATGTTTCTGTTTACATACAACATTGAAAACTCAATGTCTTTTCCTTGAAATAGTTCGTTTTTCATTTTGTTCATTTCCAATCTTTCTTTTTCATCTTTGACTGGATAGAACTGAGTTTCATTGATTCCGTGTGGTATATAAGTTGAGTCCCAATCTGTTCTTGGTTTATCTTGACAAACATTTTGCACGATGTTGTGTGTTTGTTTCGAGATGTTCATAATTAAATCACAACTTTCATAATATGGTTGATTCCACATTGGATATGGTAAGTCGTCCCAGATGTTGTAATAAAAAATCGGTATGTGTTGTCTGATTTCGTGTTCCATTTGATACAACCAAATCCAAAATCTTGGGTCGGTGTAAATCATAATAGCGTCTGGTTTTTCAATCTGCATTAGTTGTCTTAAAATATCTGGACTTCCGTATCCATCTACTGGATATATTTTTAGACTTGCGTCCTCGATACCAGTTTCCTTTCTAACATTATCATTCATATCGATAACTTTACCTTGGTCTGGGTGTTTGATTGCTCCACCGACTTGAACCCAATCATATTTATCAAGAGTTCCCAATACAATCTCTCTTGACATTGTACCGACACCACTTGACATTCTTAAGTCGTCTGAAAATAATAGTATTTTCTTTTTGTTTGACTGAATATGTTCTTTGATTTTTAATTTTGGTAGTTTTGTTTTGTCCATATAACCCTTTTTAACTTTTAATATTTTGAACCACTCTCTTCTAAGTTGTCATACTCTAAAATAGTATTGGCAAAATCTTCGTCGTGGACGAATAAATCAATACTACGATTGACTAACTTTTGTAATGAAAAGTCATCACGAATAGACTTTTCTCTAAACTTTCTATATAACTCGTCAATGACTTTTACTGATGTTAATTTTTCTTCTTTCATAATTCCTCTAATATATACATATATATATTAATAAATAGTCTGTTAATCTAAAATAACATACTTTTTTTCAATTTTTTCACAATATTCTAATGCCGACCTTGTTCCGTTGGTAATGACTCCGTCTTTCACAAATGCCACCACTTTATCTGAATATTTAACCAAGTCTTTGTTTCGTTTGTGATAATAACCAACATTATATGGTTTTCCATAATTGTAAGCTTCCATTACACAATACATATTGTGTGTTTGGTGTTGTGGTGGAAACTCACTATAAGGTATTTTAAATTCTAAGGCGAACTTCTTTGCATATTTATCTGCTCCGTCTTTGGCACCACCACCTACGATTTCTACATCTGGGTGTTCCATTTTTAATCGAAACATAAAGTTCTTGATTTTGGTTTTATTAGTATAGGTTCGACTTCCGATAATTGCTATCTTCATTAGTCGTTTCGTTTCTGTTTCCTAATTGGTTCTGGATTGATTTCGTCTTTATTAACGAACTCATAAGTTTTTTTGAAATGTTTTAACCCATTTATAATATCTCTTGGATTTGAATATTCGTACGCAAATCTATAATATTGTAGTTGTTTAGAACCCTTTGGTCTAATATCATAAGTGATGAAATGATTTTGGTCATCAGTTAGTTCTGGAATAATGATAATTTTAGTATTAAATTGACTTTCATTTTTCCAATACTTAATAAATGGTTCAAGGGTTTTTAAATCCACCGCTTCAGTTTCTCTATCGTACCAAAGGTATAATGGAAATGGAACACCATTTAGATAATCAGTTTGCTTTAATTTCATTAACTCTTGAAACACTTCTTGTTCAAAATCTGTTGCTAAGAAATCCGTTACTTTTAATCTTAAACTTGGTTCTGTCATTATAAGTCCTTACACATTCTGCACTTTAAGTGCTTTTCACACTTTTCATATTCGTTTGCTATGATTTTACCTTTGTCATCATAACACTCATCTATGAACTCTTGTAATCTTGTCATAACTTTATTGATACTTGGTTTACCACTTGCTGGTGAAAAGGATTGTAATCGTTTTTGTGGATACATCATATTTTCGTACAATCTTCTCTTTAATATTAAATATTCAACATCTATTTTATCTTCTGATATTTCTAATTGTTTTGCCATAAAATGTTTATACAATAACAACTGATTGGTTTTGTTCTTGTCGGCTTTCATATACTTGTTCCAACCCATTGTAGATGATTTGATATCAATTACTTTCATACGACCAGTTTTCTTGTCGTGTAGAACAACATCCATAAACCCAACAAACTTCATTTCTTTTGGAAGTTCATAGTTTAGGTTCATTTCGATACCAACTAACTCAGTATCTTTCTTTTTGAAATAACTACCTTTTCTTTTCAAGAACTCATCAATGATTGCAAATCCATCATTAGTGAACTCAACCATTTCTTCTTGTGTAACTTCAAACTCATCTCCATATTGTTCTTTGGATTCTTTGAATAACTCTTTCATACGATAAATCAGAATATCGTGTAATGGAAGTTCATCTGCTTCTTTGATTGTTCGTTCATAATAACATACTAAATATGCTTGAATAGTTTCGTGAATAGCACTACCGAACAAGGTATAAATATTACCTTTGAAAGTTTCTGCTTTATCCACATAATTTGCTTTCCAAGTGTAAGGACATTTGTCCCACATTGAGAACTGACTATAACTTATTTTGCCCATTTACCCCTCGCTACTACTTGTGCCATAACTCCATAATTGGATACATCTGAAAAACTATCAGTTACGGGTTCTCCCTCAACTGAGTTTGTTCCATTTCTCAATAATAATGTTTTCATTCTTTCTATCTTGTCGTTCATTCTGAACCAAATACCCAACAACGATAATTTAATATCTTCTGGTGTTTTTAGAATAGTTCCTACTGCAATATTTTGTGGACCATAATCATATTGCTTTCTACAAAACAATTCATATTGGTCTCTTTGTATTGCTAAGAACTCACTTGTCATTTCAGGATAAGTTCTTTCCATATAACTTACGACATCTTGTGTGTCTACCATTTCTTGCTCTTCTTTGGTCAAGGTTGCTTTTGGTATTTCTGTTGGGTCGTATTCTTGACCGACATCATCAATAACTTTTGTTGGTGCGTCTTTAATCATTATTTACTCCATATTTTTTTTAGTTGTTTTTCATCTACACCATACTTTGATATAATTGAATATATAACATCTTTACCCATAATGTCAAGTGTTTTTTCTATATTTGTGGAACTTTCTTCGAAGTAATCACATAATATATCCATAGCCCACCCCTCAATCTTGGATTTTGACTTAGATTTAGTATATTTTAAAAAGGTTCTACCCTTTGGTATCACATCTGTATAGAATTGATAAACTGATTTAGGTTCTAATTCCCAGTATTGTTGTATTTCGTTCACTACTTCAATCCACTCAGGCTTCATAGAAAGAAATCTATGAACCATATAATTTGACCAAGTTTTTTTATCGGCATCGGAAATCTCTTCCCAATAATTTGGGTTCTGTGAATTTGTAATTTCTTTTATATGGTCGAATAAGCTTTTTGATTTCATTTGAATAACCTTTTAGATATAAATAAATAGTAAGTTGTTTTTTTAAAATGTAAATTATTTAAAATAATTACCTTTTATAAAAGTGGCGATAACAAATCTATCATCACCAGAAAACTTTTTTATTTTATGTGCTGCAAATGATGGAAACATTACGAGTCTGCCTGGTTTTGGTTCAATTGGTGTATTCCATACTTGTAATTCTCCACCCTCAAAGTCATTATTTAAAAATAGTATAGTGGTAATTTTGGTAGTAGTGTCAAATACATCTAACTTTTTCTCCAATCCCTCATCATCACTATAATTATTTTTTCCGTCTTTTGAAAAAGAAAGTAAGTTATCTTCTGGTGATAAATCAGAATGAAAGTCTTCAAAGTCTTCATCAGATATTTTTGCAAAATCTACTTCAGAATAGTGTTTTCCAAAACAACCACCAACACCACCGATATCAAATTTAAAACACATTGTATTTGCCAACTTAACAACATTAAATATTTTATTTGATATTGGGTCATCATTGAAAGATATAAACCTTCCATTATGTTTAATAAAGTCTTCATCTTTAATTACTTCTTCATTATTTTTTATCTTTTCAATATATTCTTCACACTCAGATTGACTTAAAAAGTTGTCTTTTGACATTACCCATTTAAAATCTTTATTATTTTTATACAAAACAATCTCCATTTATCCAAGTTATTAATGAATATCTTTTACCTGATATAATTGGTGTAACTCTATGTGATAGAAATGATGGAAAAATAATTATACTACCTCGTGTTCTTGGAGCGGTATAATTTTTTTCACCTGTATCATCTGTTATACCAAATTCTAAATCTCCACCCTCGTATTTTGTTTCGTCTGATAATTGAACAATAGCAGTTAGCTTTCTTGTAGAAGTTTCATTTGAACCCATATCAGTATGCCATTTATATTTACCACCATTTTCATATTTTAATATTCTTACTTTCTCTAACTCTTTTATATTATACTTCCATATAGATTGGTTAGACAATTCAAATATCATTTTTAGCTTGTTGTTTAGTTTTTCATCATTGATGACAACCTCTTTATTATCACGAACTTTTTTATTTACAAGGTCATCATCATAATTACCTGCTAATTCAGAATCAGTTACTTCACCTGTTTCTAAATATCTCATTAACTTTTGACATTGACTTAGTGATAAAAAGTTTTCTCTATGAACTACGAATTTGAAGTTATCATTTTGTTTCATTACTTTCTCATTTTATGTAATATTTCCATATACTTTTCTTTTGTGTCGTTTTCACCAACACGCCATTCTGGAATAAAATATTCATCTTTATATTCTTTTAAAAAATAGTCTACATATTCGGGTATTTTAATATTCATTTTGTGATATTTTACTGAACTATTTTGTAATAAACTTTTGGAATATATACTATCTTCGTCTAAATATGTATTAAACCAACTCACGATAGTGGTTTCTTTAAATACTGATAACAACCTTAGTGGTAAAAACATTCTGTTTATATCATTATAGGTATCAAAAAATACACCATCAAACTTTTCATCTGGCAAATTATCATACCAATCTCCAAAGATTATTTTTACATTTGGTTTATCTTCTGCCCATTTACAAAGTCTTTTGTGAACATCTTTATCTTTTTCTATAATAGTGTGTGATTTAATATCTTGTTGTTGAATATGTCCTGCACTAATTCCCATACCAAAACCTAACTCTAAAATATCACCACCATTTTGACAAACGACTTCGGCATGTTTTTTCATCATTTTGTCTTCCCAATCGTGCATAACAATATCTTTTCCGTCCATTATACTATTTTTATTGAACTCAAACTTTTCTTGTTTTTGAAAATCATACATTATTTAAATGGTTCTCCTATATATGTTTCTCTCATAATATATCGTTCTCCACTAATTAATTCTGATACCATATGGTTGGAAAATGATGGAAACATAAATAACCAACCTTTTTTATATGGTGCTTTAAAAAACTCTTCTTTTTCATCTTGAAAAGCAAAATGTAAATCTCCACCCTCAAAATCTGTTTCTGGATTTGATAATTGTATTAGACAAGTTATTTTATTTAATGATAAATGTCCTTTATCCGTCCCAGAATGCCAACCAAACTGATTTCCAATATTATATTTCAAAACTCTAAAATCACCTGAGAACCTTTCAATATCAAAGTTCCATATTCTATTATTAGTTATATTCACAATAGTATCTAATTTTTTTAAAATCCAATCGTAATTCCCTTTAATTTTTTCATTATGACTTTGTTTCAAAAATAGTTCATCACATTGTCTATATTCTGATTCAGTTTCTTCTTGAGTATTTGGATTTATAACTTGTGCTCTTGACCAACCATTTTCTGATTTTAATTCCAACAATAAGTCATCACATTGTTCCTCACTTAAAAATGGTATATGAACATACCACTCAAAATTGTCATTTTGTGTCATCTAAAATGGTCTCCTACAAATATTTCTTGAATTACATATCGTTTACCTTTACTGATTGGAACCACATTATGACACAAGAAAGCAGGAAAGAAAGTAATTGAACCTTTTAGTTTGTTCATTGAATACCACTCTTTTGTGTCTTTGTCTTGGATACCAAATTGAACATCTCCACCCTCGTATTCATTTGGGTCTGTTAATTGAACAATTCCAACTAATTTTCTATTAGAACAACTACCTGCATTGAAGTCTGTATGCCAACCATAAAATCCACCCTCTCTATACTCGATAAGTTTTAGTTCATCATCACAACCCTCAATATCAAATTGGAATATTTTATCGTTTACGATATTAGCCATTTGAAACATTTTGTCTTGTAGCCATTTCCAATCTTTGTTTACTTTGTCTGGTCTAAACTCATTGTCCGGCTGGTCAAATAAATACCACTCGTTAGTTTTTCTAATTTCTGGTATGATTGCAGTTCCACCTTTTTCATCTCCAACACAACCAATCACATCTTGTTCTGATTCTATTATGTCTTTGATTAATTCATCACACTTTTCTGGTGATAAAAAGTTTGGAATTTGTATTGAATATTTAAAACCGTCATTGTATTTCATATTACCTCTTTGGTATGTTGTGAACTAAAATATCACTTTGGAAGTAGGTATCGATATCCTCAACATCTAATGAGTAAAATGTTGTTTCTCCTGATTCTTCTGTCAATGATGTAACTTCTAATTCTGTTCCGTCTCCTTGTAGTAAATAATCTCCTACCAAAATATCACTTACTCTTTTCCAACTCCAAGTAGTTCCAGACTTAACAAAATAATCTGAATCGGAACTTACTGAGTTGGCCTTTGATAATTTCTTTGTTCCGTTTAATAAATAATAATCTGAAATTTCATCTGATGATACTCCAACTACAATTGAACCACTAAATGAACCTGTTAAGTTTGTAGTGGTGTAATCCATATAATCTATATCACTTAAACTCATATTATCTGGCCAATAAGATTTAACAATATCTCCAACTTCTACATCTTGAACTTGTTTTGTTGACCCGTCAAACATACTGATTAAACTTCCGCTTGCAGTTGTTCTACCATATGATTTAATTGTATATCCATCATTTCCATCTGTTTTGTATGATAATAATGGAACTACATAATTTTTTAGTTCTATCTGTTTTGTTGGTGTAGATAAGTAAATGAATCTACCTGTTTCTAAATTTTGAGAACTTCCACTCATAACTATGAAGTTTTCAACTATATGTCCGTCAGAACTTGCTGATGCGATAGCATCAGTTATTCTTGAATTAGAACCATTCCAATCATACATTTTATAGTTGTTAATAAATCCACCGTCTACATTTGGATTTTTCACAATAAAGTCTGGATTATTGGTGTTTGTTGTCGGTGATGATGAATCAAATAATGGTATTAAGCTTCCACTTTCTGGTGATGAATTTAATATTTCTCTAAAAATATTTTTATTAAACGAACCACTAACAATATTCAATAATGAATCATCACTATACCAAGGTGTTTGAACGAATAAATGAAAACTACCTGTATAGTCATCACTACCTCTTTGTGAAAAATAAGTGTGTGTTGGATTGTTATTATACTCGAAGTTAGTCGTAATATTATGTCTTGCAAAACTTGAACTAATTAAAGTTTGTTGATAAGTAGTAGGATTTTGTTTACTATTTTCATTAATACCATAAACATAACAAGTATCACAAGATTGTTCATTTGCATAATCTGATATTAAATTGTAAATAGAAGTTTGGTCGGATATTGAACCATTAATACTTATATTTGTATTTGGTTCAATAAAGTAAATGTTGTTAGAACCTGTTTCCACTATATAGTCCATATTACCAATAATACCAATATTAGTGTTTGAAGGCCAACCACCTGCACTTCCTGTGACGTAATTTAAATAATTTTCTGTTTTTGTTTTTACTGACATAATTTTCTCCTAAGAATAAATATTACCAAATCAAAGAATATCTACCTTTTATTTTGTCCTGTTTTAATTCATCATACAACGATTTTAGTTCAAATATATTTCTTTCTGTTGAATTAGGTTTTAGTTGTTTTTGATTTATCATTTCTAAAACTTTTTCATAATTTGATTGATTTGAAAAATGACTACCGATAATTTGTTTTTCATCTAACCATAAATATCTACTATCAAAAGAAACATCATAACCTGTATGTGCTCCATAAATTACTATCTTTCCTTTTTTATCCAACAACTTTAAACTATAATCTAATGTATCTTTTCCTAAGTAATCTATAATGATTGTTGGTAATCCTTTTGATAATTTCATAGATTTTCTCATCATAACTAAAGATGATTTTTGACTTAAGTCGAACTTTGTTCTATCAAAAGATAAGTCTGCTTTACTATTTCGAGTATCAGATGTAATAGTATAAACACTAAGTCCTAATTTTTTACATAATTCTATTGCTGCCTTACCACAACCACCTGAACCACCCCAAACCAATACTATATCATCTTTTTTATAATTACAATTTTTTAGTGCTTGGTAGTTTGTAGCGTAATCACTAATGATACAATCTTTCCAATCTAAATGTTTTGGTTTTGAATAACACATTGTATCTTTTACAACTGCATATTCCCCTAATAATCCATTAGTAGTTTCATATCCAAATATTTTATTGTTCATCATTGAATAAATAACAATTTCATCACCAACTTTTACATTGGAAACATTCTTACCAATCTTTTCCACAATACCACCTCCGTCTGTTCCGAAGATTGTGTAATCACGATTATTAATTTTATTCATATCAACTGGATTGCCAGAGAATGCCCATACAAAATTATATGTGAGTGAACAAACTTTACTTTTTAGTAAAACCTCATCATCTTTGATTGTTGGTGTTTTTACTTCTGTAAATTCTAACTCGTTATTTCTTTTTAATATCCAAGCTTTCATATTCTTCTACAAATCCTTTAAATTTTCTACTAATCATCTGTGCTGGTTTATTCCAGTTATCAACTTGCCCAAAACAATAATCATAACCTTGTTCTTTTAAATCATTAAATCGCATCCAAACTAAATCTTCACCTAATTTTCCATCTCTATACTTTGGAACTACATAACGATTACATAACTTTGGTATTTCCCAATTGTAATCTATGAATGCCCAACCCTCAGTAACTGGTAATTCTAAACCTTCTCTACCGTTACCAACTAAATAGAATCTCCAGTTATTTTTTAAACGATATTCTAAATCAGACATATCCCACTCTTGCCAATCTTTTCCAAATGAATCTTTAAAGTTAGTTAATTCTTTTTCTATTGATTTTAGTTGATATCGACTAAGACTGAATTTGTCAAAGTCCATATAAATACGAGTTTGTTTTGGTGTATATTTAGTTAAGTCTACTTTATAATACATAATTTAACACTTCTAAATCATCTTTTGCTAATTGTTTAACTTTTTCTATTGTTGAGTTATTATAATATTCTGAATAATGTTTGTGTTTAGTTGAATTTTCAAAACCCAATTCTCCATCAAAGTGTTTGTTAAAGTCTTCTTGTAAATTTTCAAATCTTCCGACAAAATCTAATTTATCCAATTCATAATCTACTTGCTGAACATATACTAAATTTATATTATCTAACCAATCAGAAAAACTTAAACCTTTCGGTCTGTAATGATACAACGAAACAAATCTATCAAATGGATTTCTTACAAATGCAAATTTAAAATAATCTTTACATTCGTTTGGTATGTGAGATGAATCTAAATGATAATATTCATTATATTGCTTATCGTGTAGATTTAAAGTAGTTTTTATACTTGAACCACCTGTTCTGGATATATGGATAAAAACTAACTTCTTATCGTGGTCTATATACATTATTTGTCAAGACCAGTTCCCTCTAACATTTTAGATGGAACGGTTCCACAATTGCCACAACTAAATACTTGAACTGGAACAATTGCTTCTTTACCTGTTGGACTCATCAATGCAGATATTTTCTTTAAAAAGAAAGACTGAATAAATGATGCGTTTCCACACTCTTGACATTGAACCGTATCTGCTTTTGACATATCTAATTCCACCTGTTTTGGTGGTGCTGGATTTGGATGACTCATTTGATACTTCCTATGATTTCTACAAACATAGCCATAATGTTGATTTCTTTATCCACTACAACTGCGTCTGATTGTTGATATTTTGATAAAATCAATATACACTCTGCGATATGTCCTTTACCCCAATCATCTACGGTATCAAACATCAACCTAAACAAATCTGAAAAGTCTGATACTTTTGAATCTGCTAATAATTGTCTGATATTTTGAAATGATGATTTCTTGTCTTGTGTTTTCAATATATCCAAGACTTTGGTTTTGTAATCGTTTTGTGTGATTGTATTTTCATCAATTGTTAATTTACCATTTACAACTTGCCTTTGAGAACCATTGATTACTCGTCTGATATCTGGATAACCACTATTGACAATAGTTGCGATATCTTTAACATCATACTCAATGTTTTCGTTGTTCAAGATGTTTGCTAAATGTTGTGCGACTTGTTTTCTGTCTGGTGGAATTATCTGAAATGATTGACAACGACTTTGTATCGGGTCAATGATTCTTTCCACATAATTACAAGTCAATATAAAACGACAATTCTTAGAGAAAGTTTCCATTAAATTACGAAGTGCTGCTTGAGCGTTTGGTGTAATGTAATCACACTCATCTAAAATGATGACTTTCATATCTTGGAACCCTAATGTTGATGCGAAGTTCTTTACTTTTTCTCTTACGACATCAACACTATTCTCGTCGGATGCGTTTATGTATAGATAATCACAATCAATATTATTGACCAGTAGTTTGGCAAGAGTGGTTTTACCAGTTCCTGCCCTACCGAACAATAGTAGGTGTGGTATATCTCCTGATTCCAAATATACCGACACCTTTGATTTTAAATGGTCATTACCAATGTAATTATCTAAGTTGTTGGGTCTATATTTTTCGACCCATAATGAGTGTTTTACACTCTCCATTAGTTAACTGCCTGTGTTGATACCAAGAAATATTCTGAATCGTAGTTATCGATTGAGAATTTGATTCTTGATAAACCTGCGGAACTAACTTCTAATGTTGCACTTTCACAATCTTTATTTGCATTTAAGATTGATGCGAACATATTTGCATTGAACGAGATTGGTTCAATGTCTGCGGATTTAGTGGTTTCTACTGGAATCGTTACACGATTAGATGCGATTGACGCATAACCGATAACGATTTTAGTTTCTCCGTTTTCAGTCAAAATGGTAAATGTTTCTGCTTCGGATAAAGCACCTTTACCACTAATGAATGTGTTGACAAAATAAGGGTCTACCTTAATACCTAACTCAAATGAATCTGGTAGATTCTTAAGTGCTGGTGGTGTAGGGATAACCGATAAATCTGACAACATATATTTTGACTTTGTTTTTCTTTTTGTATCTTCGAACTCCATTGAGATAAACTTATCACCTGATTGTGATAGATTTACTTCAATATCATCTCCCAATACTGACAATAATGATGATAATTGTCCTGTGTTGTACACACCTAATTCACAAGGCGATAGATGTGAGAACTTACTCAACATTACACTACCCACAACTGACTTATCACCTGAGATAAATCTTGTTGATAATGAATTGCCGTCTGAAGTCCATTTAGTTGATTTAATTTCTCCACCCAAAGTATATTTTGTGATGAAGTTTGTTAACTGCGATTTGTTCATAACCATTTACTCCTATTGTTTTACAATTATAAATATAATATTGTTTTGTGAAAATTTAATTTATTTTTAAAAGAACCTATTCATTGAAGTCGTTACATCTTCTACTCCACCCCAGTTTAATGCTTTGTAAAACATACCGACTTTTTTGCTCATCGCTTGTTCATACATTTTACTATGGTCTATGTATTTTTTAATCATATCCAGTATTTGTGGTGGGTCTTCATAACCTTTGTAAGCTATACTATCAAATCCAAATTCATTTTCTTTTAAATATACCCACTTGATTTTGTTTCCATTGGTAATCTTGGAATATCTTTTACCCTCATACCAATAATCAATTAATGAATTATAGTTGATGGCTGATTTAACGTGAACTGGTGTTCCTTTTTTATATTGTGAAAATGAACTTTCTTCATCTTTCACTTGATACTTTCCAATTCCTTTTACACCGATTGGATTTGCCATAACATCATAGTGTAATGAAGTCATATTTCTTTTGAATATTGATATTCTTTCGTCAATCTTTTCTTTTGGAACATCTGCCAAGATATCATCTAATACTTTTTGTAGTAAGTCTTTCATAGCAACTGCGAAATTACTTCTAATGGTGTCCAATCCTTTTACATGCGTTTTGTTTACTTTTCTACCCGCATCATTAATAATTCTCAACCCATATCTTTTTTTCGTAATGAATAATCCTGTTTTTGCTACTACCTCTTGTTTAATATCAAATACATGCTTATCTACATTACAAAACTTCTTACCAAAGTAATCATAAGATTTATTTAAATAATCTTGTACTTCCGCACATATCTCCATAATTCTTTGTGTCATCATTGTTTCGGTTAATTCTTGGTTTGGAAATCTTTTTTCGATTAATGGTACTGCTGATGCGAAAATACTATCTGTATCGATATAAATAACATAGTCGTCATTGGTTCCAAGTTCGTTATTATAAAAATGATTAGTAATCTTTTTACTGAATTTAATTAATTGTTGACCAGTTGTAGTGGTTGCCTCAGCGTTATCCAAATCATAAAATCTAAATACTGGTAATCCTAATACTCCGTACAACGAGTTCAGAACAATCTTTTGGATATGTTGTCTTCTATCAAAATAATTTTCTCTTTCGGTATCTCCCTCGTCGTGGAACTTTTTAACAAGTTTTCTCATCTCAACTCTTTCATTAAACCATTTTTCTAACAACGCAGGTATCAATCCTTGTTTGTCTGTTCTGTAAATAATACCATTAGAACTTATGGATACGGTTGCTTCATCAAGGTATTGTTGTAGTTCTGGTTTAGTCATCTTACCCATTTCCTTACCTTTTTTATTTAACATCGTGTAAGTTTTTTCAGTTGATTTGTTGATAAATTCTTCTTCGTTCCAACCCGTTACTTTACCGATTTTAGTTTCTGGTGAAATGTTTAATGAACGAATCACACTCGGATACATAGAAGTAATATCCAAGTCATAAACCCATTTGTGTTTACCAGATTGTGGTTCTTGTACATAAGCACCAGTAAATTTATCATCATTTATTTTCTTAGGTCTTGGTGGTTTGTTAGGTGCGACTACTCCAATCTTTTTCAAGTAAACCAATATAGCTCCCTCTAACCAACGACTCGACATATTGATATCTTCATATGGAACATGCCCTAAATGAGCAATACCTCTGGCAATTTCTATAAAATCTAATTTCTTATCCAACTCAACCAATATCTTTACATCTCGGATATTGTAATCAATAAATGTCTGTAAGTCATTATCGTATAAGTCATTTAGAGTTCCGGTGTAATCAACCTTTTTCATACCGACTTCTACTTCTCCAATGTAATCTAATCGATAACTTGATTGTTGAGTAAATGTAAATTGTCTATATAGTTGTAAATAATCTAATGATGAAACACCAGCGATTGTGTGTTTCTTTTTATATTCTGAATAAATAACTTGTGAGATTGGTGATAAAAGGTTTGCGACTTCTGGTCCTAATACTCTTACCGCTCTATTATACAAATAAGGAATATCGAAGAACTCCGAGTTCCAACCTGATACAATTGTAGGTCTGATTTCTAAATACTTTTGGAAAAACTGATTTAACATTTCGTATTCAGTTTCATATATTTCTACTACTTGGTCGTCTTTGGTATAACTTTTTAACCTGTTCTTTGGGTCAAATACATAAGTGTAATACTTTTCTGAAACACTATCATATAATGCGATTGATGTGATTGGGTTTTGTGCTTTTTGAACATCTGGGAATCCCTCAGTTACCTCGACCTCGATATCAAAAAACATAATTCTATGTCCGGTGGATGCTTCATCACTATCTCCGTATTGGTCGACCAAAAATCTTGTCATTGGTGGAACATCTGACTCGTGTAGTGTTGGGTCGTCTTTGTCGAATTGTGTAACTTTCTTTAATCTATCTCCGTATAAAGAAACGTGTTGTCCACTTGGGTGTTTGATGTATGCGTATTTTCTAAATGGTATTTCTAAGTGTCCACGTTGGTCGTCCCAAACGTGCATTTTCATTTTCTTTATGTCAAAAAATATATTTTGATACAAGTATAACTCCTTTTGGTTGTAGAATTCCGATAATAAATATACGATTAAATTCTCTAAATGTCAAGTATTTTTTGTGGGGGCGAACTTAATCGCCCCCCATAGAATTAGAAGTTAATAGTTAATCCAATGTTTGCATATCTTGGTGTTCCTAAGAATACCTCTGCGTTATGTGGTAAGTGTTGTTTACTACCATATCCATTGTATTGACTATTATCAACTGCGTCTTGTACAAATACCTCATCAAGAACATTAAAGATGTGTCCTGTTAAAGTCATATCTAAGTCGTTGATTTTTGGTAATTTGTAAGACATATGTAAGTCAAGTCTTGAGTAACCTGGGGCTTCCCAAACTTGAGCTCTGTCTGCGTCAGCGTCTGACCCGTCAAATTCACGAGCAGATGGTGACCAGTCTGAATAGTTTTTATCGTATGTTTTGTGTATTGCTTGTAATCTCAAACCTTTAACTGGTTTTACAGTTACTCCCAATATATATGCAGTTTGTGGCATATCTCCAACATACAATCCGTCGAGTGCATATGCATATTCAGTAGTTTTAAACCCAACTGCTTGACCTTCGGAATTATATTCAGTTTCCTGATATGTTCCTTCAGCGTCTCCGTCGAATTTCCAATTACCAAATGATGTTACGAACATCAAGTCTAACATATCATTAACCATATAGTTTGTTTCAATCTCAACACCTGAGTGTTTTTGATTTACCCCTCTTAGGAAAATAATATCTGTATCTCCTGATGAACCTTGACCAGTAGTTACTGATTTAGTTAAGTTTCTATCTTGCCAATCTGTCATATAAGCACTTGCGTTAATACCAAGTTTACCGAATCTGTAATCAACACCAAACTCATTGTGTAAGAATTTCTCATTTGCTGGGTCTGATGCGACGGTTCCGTCAAAGTAAATTACATTATCCAGAATAGGTGCTTTTTCTACTAAACCTGTGTTGAAGAATACTGATGTATCGTCATTTAAGTTATATAGAACACCACCTTTTAATTGGTATGTTTGAATTGGGTCTGCTGTGATTAACTCATTTTCTACTGTGAAATGGTCTTGGTAAGAATATTCTATACTTGATAGTCCACCCATACCATATAGATTCATTTTATCAGTATTGTAGTTAAATTGTGCGAATCCACCAATCCAGTCTACGGTTGTGTCGTTGTGGTATGCGATAATATCACCAAGTCTTACGACTTTACCTTCAGGTGCATTTTTATCTGCATAATCAACATAATAATCACCACCAAGTAAATCACGAACTTCACGAGCGTGTTCAATACCTGCTGTTCTCCAGTCAAGTCCAAATTGTAATTCCAATTCAGGATTTACAACATAGTTTAATTTTGAAATCAAACCATATGTGTCTTGTCTGTTGATAGAATTTCTAAGAATTCCCTTTGAACGATTTTCAGTTGTTGAGAAGTTTTCATCTACATTGTTTGAGTTGGTTGCAATAGCAGCATTCCAATCCCATTGCCAAGGTGAAGATGAATACCATCTTTTTCCTTCAACTGCTGGCATTCTAAATGAACTTCCGTAAGTTCCTGTTCCACCACCAGAACCACCACTCCAATAAAATACTGATGACAATCTTGTTTTGTCATTTAGTTCTAAGAAATGATTTAAGTTCACTAATGGTTTGTGGAAGTAGTTTTCTCTTTCGTTTAAGAAAGTTGAACTATATCTACTTGTAGTGTTTGCTCCATACATATACCAATATTGTTTACCTGTATATGATGGGTCAATTGGTGCAACATTTTGGTTAAAAAATCTACCAGCTTCGGTTTCGAACTTGTTGCCTTCTGCGAAAGCGTCAGTATCGTATCCGTCAATACTACCGGCTAACTCTTGTGAGTAAGTAGCAATATTTTGTTTGTATAGATTTTGTCCGTGTCGTTGTGGGGCACCGATTGCGTACAACTCGAACCTTTGTTTATCACTTATTGCATAACTTGCTCCCAAGTAGTATGCCCAAGCGTCAGTCCAAGTTCCGTCAATAATGCCGTCACCAGTTTTTCTAACAATTGTTCCACTCAAAGCTAACTTGTCGTTTAAGATAAGACCAGTATTATAGTTGAAAGTAGTTTTGATAAAACCACCTTCACCTGCTTCTTGTTTGAACTTTCCACCCTTTTCAAAAGATGTTGGGTCTGTGATGATATTCATTGTTCCACCGATTGATGGTGTTGCTAAGTTTACTGCTGATAGTCCTCTTTGAACCTGAATAGAAGCTGCTGTATCTCCTACTCCGTCCCAATTGGACCAGTATACCCAACCATTTTCCATATCGTTTTGGGGAACTCCGTTTATCATTACTGCGATGTTTCTTTGATTGAAACCACGAATGTTGATACGAGCATCACCCGCACCACCACCTTGTTGTGTTGCATATACACTTGGTGTAGTGTTAAGAATCATTGGAATATCTTGTGAACCAAGACGAGTTTCAAATTCTTCTTTTGTTACATTAGTGAAAGCAACTGGTGTTTTGTCAGATGCTCTTGAAGCTAATACTTCAACATCTGAAAGTGCTACAAAGTCTTGTTCTAAAACAAATTCTAATGTAGCCATTTTCTCACCAACAACAATTGATTTTGTTACTGATGAATAACCTATGAAAGAAGCTGTTACATCGTATGTACCTGCTGGAATATCAATGTGAGCAATACCTGTTTCGTTAGAAACTGCTCCGTATGTTGTTCCAACTACAACGACATTAGCACCTTCAAGTGGTTTTGAGTCAGTATCAAGAACTACTCCGTGAATAGATTGTGCGAACAATCCAGTCATAAGTAGAAATGATACCATAAGATTACGAATATTCATAATCGTTTCTCCTTGTTTGTTACTGTGATGACGCATTTTTATGCTGGTGCGTCGTCTGCCAGCGGGAAAC